GTTCTGTCCCTTTCCTTCCAAATACCGTTATTTTAGGGGGTGTTAATACGGCAGGTACAGCGATTACAGTAGCCGATGACGGAATTGGCAATTTACAACTTCAAGTGCCAAATCCTATAGTATCTGTCCCATTGCAAACAACCACACCCCCTGTAGCTGGAATGTACAACCGGAACACACTAAACCCAGGGCTTTATACCGTTACAAATATTGGGACGGTAAATTATGTGACGGGAGCAATCTCAATTACATTTCCTGTTGCTCCAGCTACAGGAACTCAAATGGTTCTTCGTGTTTCTCAATATCAGACAGGGCGCCCTTATTCCCTTCTTTTTTGGAACAACGAATTTACCGTACGTCCAGTCCCAAAGGAGATTCATAAAATAGAAGTTGAAACGTACCTTTCTCCAGTACAGTTCATGAACACCACTGACAATCCGATCCTTAACCAATGGGCGGATTATATTGCTCTGGGTAGTTCGATTAAAATACTTAGAGATCGTCAAGATATGGATGGTGTAGCGAATTTAATGCCATTCTTCAAAGAGCAAGCTGGTCTCGTCTTGGAGCGTCAAGGAGTAGAAGAAATCGGACAAAGGAACAGTACTGTTTTCAGTGGACAGAGAAGCTTAAATCAAGGGTACAATAATGGAGGATTCTACTAATGTCCTCCTATAAACCCCTCTATATCACAGCATTTGAAGAAGGACTGGTACAGCAACGTCAAAATTTCCTTTTGCCGAACGACGCCTTCCCAACTCTTGCGAATGCATATGTATGGAGAGAGAGGATCAAGAGAAAGCAGGGATGCACAACTTTAGGTAGACTCAGAAGGGTATTGGGACCGCTTAACTTGGTAAATTCAGTCGCCACCAATTGGAATTTTAATATCTGGACTGCGCTTGTGCCTGCCATTGTTCCAGAGGCAAATGCAACGATTTCTCCAGGCAGCGTAATCATTACAATTCAGGCTGGTCCCGATATAATTCTTACCGACACTGGTCTAGGCACACTTACTTCATTAACGGCTGGAACCAGTGGTACTATAAATTATATTACTGGAGATATAGTTAGTGTTAATCTAACAGGTATATTTCCCACAATCATAAGTTTTAACTATTTCCCTGGTCTTCCTGTAATGGGTCTGCGCCTAGAGGAATTAAATTCTATCAACGTCGAAAGAACAGTTGCATTCGATACTAAATATGCCTATCGATTTGTAACGGGATGGGAGGAATTTATCCCAAACACAGTCACTTGGACAGGGACTAACTCTAAATTTTTCTGGACTACGAATTATTGGGTTGATGCAGCAAATCAGAAACTTTTTTGGGTAACTAATTTTAGTGGAACGGCTGGCGATCCCATACGTTATACTAACGGACCCACAGGAAGTTGGACAAATTTTGCTCCTGGAATTAGTGGACCTGGGGTCGGGACCTCTTTTTTAACGCAGTGTTTGGCCATACTCCCTTTTAGAGGGAGACTCGTAGTATTTAACACTCTGGAAGGCGTTCTTTTGACTAATTCAGTGGCTTTTCCTAACCGCATTAGATGGTCGGCGATTGGCAGCCCCCTCTTGACCGATGCATGGAAAGATGACGTTCGCGGGAAAGGCGGATTTCTTGATATCCCTACATCACAGGACATTGTATCAGTTGGTTTTGTTAGGGATAATCTAGTTATTTATTGTGAAAGCAGTACATGGCAATTGAGATATACAGGTCAGTCTGTATCTCCATTTCAGATTGAGAAGGTAAATAGTGAACTTGGTGCAGAGAGTACATTTAGTACTGTACAATTCGATACTTCTCTTGTAGGAGTGGGAGATAAAGGAATCGTAGAATGCGACAGTTTCTCGAGCAAAAGAATCGATATAAAAATCCCCGATCTTATTTTTAACTTCAATAATTTGAACGAAGGAACATCACGAGTACAAGGAGTAAGGGACTTTGTGAGAAGGCTAGCATTTTGGACTTATCCATATGTTCCAGAGTCTGGCGGGTCGACTATTTACCCCAACAGACGATTGGTTTATAATTATGAAAATGCTTCATGGGCTATCTTCACCGACTCTTTTACGGCACTCGGCACTTTTCAACCACTAACTTCACAGACATGGGCACAGACTACTCAATCTTGGGCTTCTACAAACGTTTCTTGGATAAGTAATCCCGCTTTAATCCCAAAGATCGTCGGAGGAAATCAACAGGGATATGTTATGTTACTCGATCAAAAAGTAACGAATGACAATACTTTGTTTATTAAAGCAATCACTTCTGACAATTCGAATCCAACTGTAATCACTAGTCCAGATCATAATTTAGAGGACGGAATGATAGTAAGAATATCCAAGATTGTAGGTTCGGGATATTCTTCCTTGAATGGGTCAGTATTTCTGATCGCCCAGGGTGATATCGCCTCTCCTCCTGCAGACAAAGCTAATAAATTTAGGTTATTTAAATTCAACTCTACAACTGGTCAATTTGATCTTCCTCAATTGGATGCGTCTACGACTTATATTGGAGCAGGGGAAATTTCTATCGTTGATAATTTTTCCGTTGTGAGCAAAAAATTCAATTTCGTTGAACAGGGTCAGAGCATCCAAATAGGATACATCGATTTATTGACTGATTCTACTCCAGTTGAAGCGCAAGGGGCTTTCACACTGAATATGTATGTGGATTACAGCGATTCTGACCCGATCAACCAATTGCCACAAAATATTGTCCCATTTACAGGTCAACCCGATCAATTCTTCAATACTACTGTGTCCACCACCCAGGCTGGAGGACAGACAAGTGATAAGAACTTTCAACGAGTCTATTGCGCTTGTAGAGGGGCATTCTTAACAATAGAATGGACATTTTCTCCAGCCCAAATGAATGGGGTTGAACAGGGCAATAATGTACAAATAGATTCGCAGGTCGTATGGATGCGCCCTGCTGGAAGCAGCCTTAATATAGGAATTTAAATCACATGACATTCGATCCTACCAAACCTCAGCCTTCTAACCTTCTTTCGGACAGTCAGGGGCTTCTTCTGAGTAATAATGCGGCTTTAGACACTGCATTTGCAATCGATCACACTGCATTTTCCATCGTTCCAAATAGCGGATTTCATAAAAAAGTAACTTTCGGAGCTGTAAGTACGCCAGCTGCTCCGTCTAATCCAATAGGCATAATTCACAGTATTGCAGGAGTAGCATCAGCAATCTCCGATATAAAATATATAAATAGCAATGCCTCATTTCTTTTAAATTGTGTAAGGGCTTTTGGTTTTTGTAACTCAGCAGGAGCAATTCTGGGATCTCAATCTATGAATGTTACATCTGTTGGTAAGGGAGGTAATGGCATTTACAATATAGTGATGCCCGCTGGCGTTTTGACTGGAATTAATTATCTGATAATCGCCGGATCAACATTGCAGAATGCAGGAACAAGTGCAGTTATATTAAATTATGGACTTCAGACAGCGACCACTTTCCAGATAACTGCAATTAAAAGGGATTCTCCAGGTGGTTTAATTGATGTAACAAGCTTAAGCTTTGTAGTAATACAGATATAAGGAATTTAAGATGAGTATTGGCAGTCAACAATTAGAATCGTATCTTCCAGTCTATGACACTGTGCCAGAAACATGGGAAGAGGCTCGTCAATTTCTAATCGAACAACTTAAGAAGATTTCTAATGCTGTAAACGTCAGAGAAATTGGATGGTTCCTAGACCAAGAATTGTTGAGTGGGAAACAATTTATTCCTGGCGCAGCAACTCCGCCTCAAGTTAGGTCTGTGTTTAGGAAGGTAATCAATACTGGTGGGTTGGTAATTGGGTTAAATCCAGCCATTCCTCATGGGATCACATTCGATATCAATTTTACGTTGGTCGATCTATGGGTGGCTGCGACAAATTCAACTGCATTTACCGCAATAAATATGTCGAACCCTCAGAATGTAACGATAGATGCAACAAATATAATTATTACGAGTACAGCAGCATTTAACAGAAGCTTTTGTATAATGGAATTTATGCTCGAACAGTAAGGGAGTTTTTATGGGTTTTTTTAGCGGATTGGGAAAGTTCTTCATGGGAACCCCTGGGAAAATGGAACAGAGATCAACTTTGTTGCCACAGCAACAGGCTGGATTTAGTCAGCTTCAGCAAGCTGGACAAGGTCGTGGAGCGGGCGGAGCATTCGGAACGAGTGCAGATTATTATAGAGACATTCTGAGTAATGATCCTGCATCTCTACAAGCGTTCCAGGATCCAGAAATGC